AGCGAGCGCGACGGGCGAAAGCGGCGCAGCGAGCGCGACGGGCTACACCGGCGCAGCGAGCGCGACGGGCGAAAGCGGCGCAGCGAGCGCGACGGGCTCACGCGGCGCAGCGAGCGCGACGGGCTCAAAGGGCATCGCCCTCGCGCGGAACGGTTCGCGCGCTCGCGTCGGTGCCGACGGCCTGCTCATCCTCATCGATGACTCCGGCCCACGGCCTCGGGCGGTCGTGCGCTACGCCGGCGAGGACGGCATCGAGCCCCTCAAGTGGTACAAGCTCGACAGCAAGGGCGCAGTCGTCGAGTCGCCAGACAAGGACCTCGCCTTCCTGTGGACGCCCTGCGACATCGAGGCGGTGATCGTGCGCCGCCAGGAAGAGGCCGCATGGGAGGCCCGCGAGAAGATCAAGGCGATGCTCGCGGAGCTGGCGCAATGATCCGCTACGTCATCGGGGACGCCACGGAGCCGCAACGTGAGGGTGCGGACGAGCGCGCGTTCATCGCGCACATCTGCAACGACGTCGGCGCATGGGGCGCCGGGTTCGTGGTGGCCATTTCGCGCAGGTGGTCGTCGCCGCGCGCGGACTACATCGCTTGGCACGAGACGTCATTCGGTGCTGGCGCGTCGGGACACTTCGCATTGGGCGAGATACAAGTGGCCGTGGTGTCGAGTTCGACGGCGGTCGTGAACATGGTCGCACAGAGGGGATTCCCCACGGCCGCACGCCCCTGCGCCGTTGACTTCATGGCGCTGGAGGGGTGCCTGAATCTGCTGGCCGACGAAGTACTGGGCTTCCCCGGTGGTGCTGTCCACATGCCGCGCATCGGCTGCGGGATCGCCGGCGCCTCGTGGGAGGACATAGAGCCGATCATCGAGCGCACGCTCTGCGCGCGCGGCGTGCCGGTGACGGTATACGACCTACCGGAAAAGCACTAATGGAAGCCCTCAAGTTCTGGCTGATGAAGGAAGTCGCGGGAGTGGTCACGTTCCTCGCCGTCTCCCTCGCCATCCTCGCCATGTTCGGTTTGGCGTATGCCTACGCCGCGTGGCAGGACTGGCGTGCAGATCGGAGACGGAAGGCCGCCAAGCAGGAGGAACACGATGGCTAGCACGATCACGCGAATGACGATCGCCGAGTGGAAGGCCGAGGCGGTGCGGCGGTTCGGTGAAGATCCGATGCGCTGGGCGTTCGTGTGCCCGTCGTGCGGTCATGTCGCCACCGTTCAGGACTGGATGGACGCTGGAGCGACTGAATCAGCGGTGGCCTTCTCGTGCGTGGGGCGATGGATCGCAGCGGATGACGCCAAGACGTTCAAGCGCGAAGGCGGCCCCTGCAACTATGCGGGCGGCGGGCTATTCAAGCTGAATCCGGTCATCGTCACATACGACGGCGGCGAGCACGAGGTCTTTGATTTCGCCCCGCCGCCGACGCAGGGGGCAAGCGAATGAAAGCCCTCTCGATTCAGCAGCCGTGGGCGTGGCTCATCGTCAACGCGCCAATCGAAGTGCGTAAGGACGTTGAGAACCGGTCGTGGTGGACGGACTTCCGCGGCGAGTTTCTCGTCCATGCCGGGAAGACGTTCGACGCCGACGGATACGACTGGATTCGTCACACCTTCCCCGAGATCACGATGCCAGCGCCCGATGCCTTCGAGCGCGGTGGCATTGTCGGGAAGGCGACCCTGACCGACTGCGTGCCGCACTCCACGTCTCGCTACTTCTTCGGCCCCTTCGGCTTCATGCTCGCCAACGCCGAGCCGCTGCTATTCCGTCCGCTGCGCGGACAGCTCGGATTCTTCGACGTCTCAGGAGATGACCATGCCTAAATCGAAGTACGACAGAGAGCGCCTCTGTGGCGATGACGTCACCCCACAGGAGCAGGAGCAGTTGGTGCGTTTGATGGAGGAGGCGGGCGAGGTCGTGCACGCGTGCGCCAAGACCCTGCGCTGGGGATGGCAGAGCGTGAACCCGACGCTCCCGCGCGACCAGCAGGTCAGCAACGCGCAGTACCTACAGCGCGAGGTGCTGGACCTCATCGAAATGGCAAAGCGCATCGGCATTCTCGATAACAGAGGAGCGCCGACTGATGTCCGCTAACGGGAAGCCGGAGGACGGCGAAGCGCCCATCTCCGACGTGGAACGGATTGATGCTATCGCGAAGACGGTCGGCGTGACCAGCGACGGCGTGGTGATTCACGACGCAACGCCCGACTGGTCCGTGGTGGTGATGAACGATGGCGAGGTCTGCGGACGGGGCGGGGACGTGCGGACTGCCCTCGACCAACTCGTGCGTCAAGACCGGCTGCTGTCGAAGGTAGTCGGCGATCACCGTCACGAGGACGGCGACACCCGCTGTCGATTCTGCGGCGCGAAGAACGTCATCTGGTATACGGACAACGCGCTCTTCAACCTCGTCACCGGCACGGTCGGAGAGGGCGTGTACTGCCTGAACTGTTTCACGGCGAAAGCGGCCCACCTGGATCTCGTGTGGAAGCTGGTGCCAGATACAGCCCGGCGTCCGCTTGTTCTCGGGGCGGTGAGCGATGAGGACGTCGCGCTCGTGCGCAGAGCTGCCGATGCGATTGACGGAGAATGGGGGATCGGCGATGGCACCAATCCGTTGGCCGTCCAGTTGCACTGCCTTGCCGAACGTCTTGCCGCTGTTCGCCCCGCCCTCACCGGTGACATCGCGATGAAAGCCGTCGTGACGGTTGACTCGATCGGCTATCCGCGTTTCGCCGATATGCACCCGTGCACGCAGTGCGGGAAGTCGCCGACGTGCCAGACGGCGGGAGAAGGCGAGAAGGAGGTTGCGGTCGCGGCGCGATGTCTCACGCATACTCCGTGGATGGACGCGAGAGAATGGCAGGCCACCACAAGCGGAGCGCCGAATGCCGCCCAGTCCTCTGAACGGGAGAGCAAGTGAGGCTCGCAACCAAGCAGCGCACGATTGCCGACGTACGCGCCGCGCGTCCCACGACGATCTACTACGGCGCGCTGACGTGCTGGTGGTCTGATGCAGCGCCGCCATACCGGACGAAAGGTGAGTACGGGCTGCCATGCGATCCGCGCGGCGGTGTCCTCCTGCAAACAGAGGACGTGGAGGCATTCCTGCGCTCTGCCGAAGAGAATCCCGAGTTCTACGGGAGGCATGGACTCCGCGCGTTCGAGGCCGCGTTGCACGGAAACGTGCTGGCCAGCAACGGCAATCCGACGTGCTTCAACTCGTGGGATGAATACAACAGTCTACTCGACGCGGAACAAGCGGCGGGACAGGAGACAGGCCATGCGTTACCTGACTGAGCTTCAACGCGAGCGGATCATGGAGTGGCTGGGCATCGACTATGGCGATGACGGCGCCGAGAAGGCTGACGATGCGATCGTGAAGCTGACGGATGCTGCGGGCCGACCGATTGCCACGCTCAACGCGGAATGGCTGAAGTCGCTCGTGGTGGACACTCCCGCTGACGCGGGGATGCCGACGGTGGATGAGGCGAGGACCATCCTCTCTGAGGACGTGCCTCACCACCTCCACCATGTCTCGTGTCCGCGCCGACGCGACCCGGTGAGCCCCTGCTACTGCGAGCAAGGACTGGAAATCGCGCGGTTGCTGAACGACCCGAGCACGCTGGCGTTGATGCGCTCGCGTCTCCCAGGCACCATCCCGACCCCGCGCGACGACCCGCATGTGCTAGCGTTCGCAGAGCGTGAACGGTGCGCGCAGATCGCCGACGCCGAGGCGGCCCAGTATCCCGACAACTTCGCAGCGGCGGTGAAGACGCTGAGCGACGCCGGTGCGGGAGAGGCCATCGGTAGCGCGTCCACGGCGCGGCGGATCGCCGCGAAGATTCGTGCGCTGCCGGGCAATGAGCAGACCGAGCGCCCCCATGCGTGAACGGCCGATCATCTTCAGCGGCCACAGCGTCCGGGGCATCCTCGACGGACGCAAGACACAGACGCGACGGGTCGTGAAGCTGCCGCGCTGGATACGCGCCAAGCAACCGGACCTCGCGGCAACCTTGTCGTTTGCAGACCGAGGAGGTGCAGGCAACCCGTTCGCGCTAGTGAACGAGGGCTACCTGCATGTGTTCTGCGCAGACGACGACTCGGTGCAGCGCGTCTTCTCGCCCTACGGCGTGCCCGGTGATCGGCTGTGGGTGCGGGAGTGCTTCTCGTACTGGCACGGCCATTGTTCGTTGGACGTTGGCGCGCCCGTCCATTACTGGGCAGACGGCAACCCAGAGGATGGCGACTGGACGAAGCCGAAACCATCGATCCACATGTCCCGCTGGGCCTCTCGCCTCACGCTCGAAATCACCGGCGTGCGCGTCGAGCGGCTTCAGGACATCAGCGAGGCGGACGCACGGGCGGAAGGCTGCCATGACACCGACGGGTCTCTCCTCCAAGAGCTGAGTGGATCGGCGGTTGGCGCCTATGCCTTGCTCTGGAATGACATCAACAGCAAGCGTGCGCCGTGGGCGAGCAACCCGTGGGTCTGGGTGATCAACTTCACGCGCGCCGGCGACGCTGAGAGATCGGTCTCATGATCGTGACGATTGATGTCCCCGGCGAGCGCATCATCCTCGACGATGAGTCGCAGACGGCCCGGTGCGTGAACATCGACCGCCGCGGACATCCGTTCGGATACGTGCGAGAAGGTACGATCCGGCGCTTGCTCGATGAGGTGACCGCCGAACAGAACCGCCGTGCCACCCTGACAGCGGAGGGAAAGTAGCGTGGGCAAGCAGACTGGCATTGAATGGACGGACAAGACGTGGAACCCCTGGCAGGGCTGCACGAAAGTCAGCCCCGGCTGCGCGCACTGCTACGCCGAGCGCGAGCACCTGAAGTACAAGCTGCCGGCGTTCGCTGAAGTGCGGCGCTCGAAGACGGTCTTCGACGCCCCGCTGAAGTGGAAGGAGTCGGCGCGCATCTTCACGTGCTCATGGTCGGATTTCTTCCACCCCGACGCCGACGCATGGCGCGCTGAAGCGTGGGAGATCATCCGGGTCACGCCGCACCTGACGTATCAAATCTTGACGAAGCGGCCGGAGCGGATCGCGGCGCACCTGCCCGCTGATTGGGGCGAGGGTTGTCCGAACGTCTGGCTGGGAACGAGCGCCGAGAACCAACGGCAAGCAACCGCGCGCATCCCTCACCTGCTGAAGATCCCGGCGCGCGGCCACTTCCTGTCCTGCGAGCCGTTGCTTGGCCCGGTCACGACAAAGCTGCCGATGGCCGCCGTGTTCTGCGCCCCCGGCAACACGATGGTCGGCGCGGATGATCTACACGTCAACGCACTGAAAGGGTGCGGTGGCTCAACGCCCATCTACCCGATTGGCTGGGTAATCGCCGGTGGCGAGAGCGGAGCGGGCGCACGTCCGATGGACGAGGGCTGGGCGCGCGCGCTTCGCGACGAATGCGCGAAGGCCGGGGTCCCGTTCTTCCTGAAGCAACTCGGCGGGCACCCCAACGCCCGCGCACACGACAAGGCTCTCCTCGACGGACAACGGCACACGGAGGTTCCAAATGGCTGACCTGCTTTGCCGGATCGGACTGCACCGCTGGGGCAAGTGGAGTGCCGTCGTGGTCGGCACCGCAACGATCAAGGGATATACGAGCTTCGGCGGATACGTTCCGCTCGTTGCGCCGGAAGAAGTGACTGTCCGCGTGCAGGATCGCACCTGCGAGCGCTGCGGACTGGCCCAACACCGCGAGGTTCCAAATGGCTGACAAGCAAAGGGAGTTTGACATCGGATGGTTGGAGCGCAACACGAGCATCGCGACCGACATGGACCGAGCCTGCTACGAACGCATCCGCGCCGCCCTCTCGTCCCCATCGAATGAGCCAGACAGAGTCGCGGTGCAGGGCGCGCTGATGGAGGCCATTGAGCAGGGGGTCATCGCGGCTGAAGTGCAGCACAAGAGCGACATCCCGTCGGAGTACATCACCATCGACTACGCAGGGATCGTGAGGAAGATCCTGGCGAAGCTCTACGCGTCCGCCTCGTCTCCTCAGATCGTGACCGATGCGCGCTGCCCAGAATGCCACGGGCTGGGAAGCATCGGCGTTGGCGAGGATGCCGAGGCTTGTCCGCGCTGCTGGCCCACATCCGGTCCTGCGACAGAGTCGAGAGAACCGGACATCCAAGCGCTTCACCAGAAGATGAGTTTTGCGCTCAAGGCTCATCAGCCGAACACGAACGTGCTAGGCGAGACGCATTGCACGTGCGGTATGATCTTCCGGGCGGTTGATGCGCGCGGCTGGCATCGGCACGCCGCAGCGATGGTTCTAGGTGCGATAGGAGCCTTAGACCCTGTGTGGTATGACGGGCTGATCCCTCGACTTCGCACCGGTGCGCCGCGCTCTCGCGCCGCCCGTTCTGAAGACACCGACGTCGCGGAAGGTGGGAGCCCGACGTGACCCGCGCGGAACGCGTCCTCGTCGCCTTCGGCTGCGTGCTCCTCGCGCTGTTCGTCGCCGAGCACGTCTTCCTTGTCATTGATGCACAGCGCCACCCGGCGCAGCTCCTCGAAGCCTGCCCGTCGCCGGCGCCCGGTCGGCCGACGACTATCAAACCATGATCGGATGCCCCGGAGAGTCAGACCGATGATCACCGTCAACCTGCTGTCGAACCGTGAGTTGAGAAATGTCCGCCAAGCGCTTGAGCGGATCTACGGCGGCACGGGGTTCGTCGCCGTCGAGATCGGCGGCGAGGCGCCGTACCTGTGGATTCGCTACCACGACCCGGACAAAATGCACTGGAAGGACGTCGCCAGACTCCCGGCCACCGGAACGACGGCGCCGGTGCTCATGGAGGTGGCGGTAACCTGCATCGAGCAGGTGCGTCGGTCCTGGAGGGAGGCCGCGGAGCAGCACTACGCGGCGCTCATCCGGCGCGGGCTCGTAACGGACGGAATTCCGGAGCCTGCATGAGGTGCCGAAATGGGCTCTATGAAACGGCCGCCGGTCCGAAGCGATGGCGTCAACTGAGCGACGCTGAGAAGGCGCTTGTATTTGCAGCGGATAACGCACGGTGGATGGCCCGTGCTCGACCTCTGCAGGCTTCCCCGGTGCAGAATCCCCCTGTGTTAGCACAACGGCGCAGGAGATCTGCAAAGGGAACCGGCTACAAGACCGCCAAAGAGAACGTCGCGTGGAGGTTGAGCGATCCCTGCGCATACTGCGGAGGAGTGTCCGGATCATGGGACCATATAGTCCCGCGAAGGCGCGGCGGGGATCATTCCGCGGACAATCTCGTCCGAGTCTGTCATTCATGCAATCACGAGAAGAGCAGCAGGCATCTGCTTCATTTCCTTGTAGTTAGGGCGCGGCGTAAGGCTGAAGGTACATGGCGCAAACTTCCGGCGTCGTCTCTCATTTCGAACTAGGAGTACCGGCATGACCTGCCCGGCCGAACTGACCTTCCGGAGGGATCGCCGCCTGACGCCGAGCGCGATCCGGCTCTACAACTACCTCTCCACCGCGCTGGATCATTGCGAGGTGCGGGAGTGGAAGGTGTACGCGATGGCGGAGGCCGTCGGGATCTCGGAGAAGTCGGCCGTCGCCGCAGTCCGGCAGTTGCTCGCGCTAGGATACCTGATTGGCCACGGTCGCGCCGTGCGGAACGTCCACAGTCTCACACTGGCGTGGTCGGTCGCCGACGCCCCGGTGAATCCGCCGGAAAAACTTACAGCCATTCAATCGGCGAAACGCACGGGATGAGTTGATGTTGCGTACGTGAAGAAGACCACGTACAGCCCCGAGACGAAAGCCGCCGTTATGGCGGCCATGCTTGCCGGCCAGGGCATCGAGGAAGTGGCCGCGCAATACAAGATCCCCTCGGGCACCATCAAGTCGTGGCGCGTCCGGGCCAAGCAACCAACAACGCGACGGGATGCGTCGGATGTTTCGTCCGTTGCACCCGATAAAAGGCAGCAGATCGGCGACCTGCTCATCCTCTACCTGCGCGCCAATCTCAAGACGCTGGAGGCGCAGACCGCCGTGTTCGCCGACAAGGACTGGCTCACGAAGCAGCCGGCGTCCGACCTAGCGGTGCTGCACGGTGTGATGACCGACAAGGCGGTCCGGCTCCTCGAGGCGCTTGGTGCATCTGGCCTCGCCACGGCGTAGCGCGCGGGCGGACCTTCGCGCCTGGATGAACCCGCTCGACACGGGTCCGTTTCACTTCGGCCCCATCACGCCGCTTGCCAGCGCTGCGTGGGTCTCGCCAGACCGGTTCGGCGCGTGGATGGCCGAGACGCGCCCGGAGTTCCGGTGGGACTACGCGCACTTCGTGGCCATGCAGGAGAAGCTCGATGCGGTGACGGCGGGAACGCGGAAGCGCGTCTACTTTCAGATCCCGATTCGCCACGGCAAGACGGAGCACAACACTGTCGGCTATGCGGTCTACCGGACCGAGCGCGACCCACGGACGCGCATCCTGCTGGGTAGCTACAGCGAAAAGCAGGCCCAGAAGTTCAGCCGCGAGATCCGGCGCGCCGTGCGCGCGCGTGGTCGCGTGGAGCTCAGCACCGATCGCGACACGGCGGGCGAGTGGGAAACGGCCGCTGGTGGCGGCGTCAGGGCCGTGGGCGCCGGTGCCGGTGTTGCCTCGGTCAACGCGGACATTATCCTCATCGACGACCCCATCGGTTCGCGCGATGACGCGGAGAGTCCGGCGAAGCGCGACCGCGTGTGGGACTGGCTGACCAACGACATCCTCGCGCGCTGCGAGCCGCACACGGCCGTCATCGTGACCATGAGCCGGTGGCACATGGACGATCCCGCCGGTCGCCTCATGGACCAGCAGTCTGCACGATGGACGATCCTCGATCTCCCGGCTGAGGCGGAAGCGAACGACCCGCTCGGCCGCGCGCTCGGTCAACCGCTGTGGCCCGAACTGCGCGGCGCCGAGTGGCTGGCGGAGAAGCGGGAGGAGTTGGGAGCCTACGGATTCGCCTCGCTGTTGCAGGGTCGTCCGCGCCCGCGCGAAGGCGGAATGTTCAAGTGGGCATGGTGGCAGCTCCTCGATGCCGTGCCGGCGACTGGCCCAATGGTTCGGTACTGGGACCTCGCGGGCACCGAGCCGCGCGGAGGCCGTCACGATCCGGACTATTCCTGTGGCGCGCTGGGGTGTCGGATGCCGGACCAGCGCACCGCGTTCGTGGACATCGCCCGATTCCGCAAAAGCGTGGCCGCGCGCGATGCCGAGCTGGAATTGATCTGTCGCGCTGACCGCGCCGCATACGGTAATCGCGTGCAGTGGTGGATCGAAAAAGAGGCGGGGATCGCCGGCGAGGAACGCACCGCGCAGATCGTCCGACGGCTGCAGGCCATCGGCATGACCGTGCACACCGAACATCCGACGGGAAACAAGACGCTGCGCGCCGAGCCCCTGGCATCGAAAGCGGAGGCCGGAAACGCGGTCCTCTGCACGGGCGGGAGACGCGCAGACGGTGCACCAATCAACACTTGGCTCGACCCGTTCCGTTCCGAAGCTGCCGACTTCCCGAACGGCACTCACGACGACCAGATCGACGCCGCCGCGGGTGCTGATGCAAAGCTCTCAGTCCCGATGGGCCAGTGGGGCTCCTCCACTCACAACCTCTAGGTCACCATGCCAACCGCCTCCGGGGAACGTACCGCCGCCGATGCTGCTGTGGCAGCGAACGCCAATGATGCCGCCGCCGTCAGCTCTGACACGCCGAATGTCGAGACGGAGGCCTATAAGCGCATGAAGGCCAGGTCGAAGAAGTGTCGCGACCTGATGGAAGGGGTCGAGGCGATCCGCCGCGGCGGGACCGAGTATCTGCCGACGTACCCCGGCGAGGGCACCACGCGCTACGATGCGCGACGCACGATCGCCGCCTTGTTCAACGGGTACAAGGCGACGGTGCGCGCGAGCGTTGGGCTCCTGCTCCAATCGCCGCCCGTGCTCGGCAAGGACATGCCGGCGGCACTCGTGACGCTCTGGGAAAACGTCGATGCGATCGGGACCCACGGTGATGTGTTCGCCAAGCATCTCGCGACCGCGGGAACGGTGGACGGCCTCGCCGGCATCCTGACGGAGTACCCGCGTGTGACGCTCACCAACGTCGACTTCTCCAAGGCCTCGCTGGCCGCGCGAGAGGCCGTGGCAAAGGGCGAAACGCTGGATGCGGCGGACGAGGAGGCGCTGGGATTGCGCCCCTACTTCATCCTCGTGAAGAGCGACAACGTCGTGCTGCCGCTCTACCAGAGCGTGAACGGAAGGAAGACGCTGGTCATGCTGGTGATCCGAGAGACGGCGACGGAGCGCGTGGGTCGGTTCGGCTTCGCCTCGGTCACGCGCTATCGCGTGTACACGCTGAACGCGTCGAAGGTGACCTACGAGCTGTGGACGGAAACCAACGGGTCTGTAGCCATCACCGAAGGCCCGACGGTGATGCGCAACCTGACCGCCATTCCGTGGTCGCCGATGGCGGTTGGCGAGGAGATCAAGCCGGGGGAGTTCGTGCCGCCGCTCATGGACCTGGCCGAACTCAACCTGACCCATCACCGCATCCAGACGGGTGTGCTGAGCCTCGAGGAGCGCGCCTTCATTCCGACCCTCGTGCGTATCGGTGCGCAGCCCGACCAGAACGGGGTGTACCCGCAGATCACGCTCGGTCCCGGCGATACGATTGAGGCACCGGCGATGCCTGGCGTTGCGGAACCGATCTACTGGACCTCGCCGCCGGTTGACGTGCTCGAGCCCGGCATGAAGTCGCTGGAGACGTGCAAGGCCGAGATGGGAGCGATGGGCATGAACTTCCTCGCCCCAGATCCGCGCGCGGCCGAGACGGCGACGGCGAACCGCGCGGACAACACCGCGCAGCGCGCGTCGATCATCACCGTGGGCCGCGCGCTCAAGGACTGCCTCGAGTCGGCCTTCGGGTTCGCTGGGCAGTACATCAAGCAGACCGCTGGCACGGTGACGATCAACAACGAGTTCGAGAAGCTGACGCTCGACGCGCAGACCATGTCGGCCTACGCGGCGCTCTCGGCAGAGGGCTTCCCGAAGATCCACATCGTGAAGGCCCTCCAGGCTGGTGGTCGCGTGGATCCTGACGTGGACCCGCAGCAGATCGTGGACGAGTGGGAGGATCGGCTCGCCGAGATCGAGCTGAAGAAGCGCGTGGACGCGCGCGTGGAGGCGGATCGTCTCGCCGCGGAGGGTCGGGCCGTCGGGCAGGCCGCTGCCCAGCAGGGAGGAACCGCCTGATGCGACTTCGTGAACTGGATGGTCACTTCGTAGGCGGCTGGCACGGCAAGGACGCCGAGCACGAGTATGAAGGCTACCGACACGTCGAGAGCATCGACGAGGCACAGGGCGTGCAATTCCAGTGTCCGAAATGCGCAGAAGGGAAGCCGCGCAGCGAGGACGGCAAGGTCATGGGCGCGCACTACGTGCTGTGCTGGTTCGCGAACCCGCGTCATGCACCGACCGTACCGAATGACATCAATCCGGGGCCGGGGCGCTGGTTCATCAGCGAAGGCTCCACGAGCCTCGACGATCTCACGTTCTGCGGACCGGGGCAGTGCTCGGTAAAACTCATCGGCGGATGTGAGTGGCACGGATACGTGACCGCTGGCGGCACGCATGAGTGCTAAGCGACTGGCGAAGTGACGCGATGACGGTCCTCGCATGGGATGGCAAGACCCTCGCCGCCGACAAGCGCGGCACCACCTACGGGCTGAACTTCACGTGCACCAAGCTCTTCCGGGTCGGGCCGGACATGCTCGTCGGCGTGCACGGCGAGCTGTGCCGTGGGTTGGAACTCGTGGACTGGGTGAGGAGCGGGAAAGACCCGCAGCGGCATCCGAAGCAGGATAAGGACGACGCGACCTACCTGCTCATCATCCACCGAGGAGGCCGGATCGAGCGCATTGAGTCGAACGGCTACGGCGTGACGGTCGAGGAGAAGCAGTTCGCCGAAGGCTCGGGCCGGGACTTCGCCATCGCGGGGATGCACCTTGGCCTGAATGCAGCCGAAGCCGTTGCGTTGGCCGCGAAGTTCACCAGCTCGTGCGGCAACGGAGTGGACACGCTCTGTTTCGATGACGAGCCTCAGATCGAGGAGAGGGCCGCCACATGACTGCCGCACAACTCCGGTTCTGGGCGCGCGTGAACCGCCGTGTGGCGGTGCGCAGTAACGACCTCGCGCGCGCGACGTTGCTGGCGTTCGAGATCCTGCGGCGCGCGCTCCCCGAGGCGGAACTGGCGCGCATCATCGCGCGTCGCGATGTCGTGGGCGCGATTCAGGCCGCCCTCACGCCAGAGGTGTTCGACCGCGCGTTCTCTCCCGTGCGCACCCAGGTGCGGGAGAACCTCGCCGATGCGGTGCGTTATCACACGCGCGACCTGCCGAACGGCGGCAAGGTGGATGGCGTTCTGGCGGTGACGTTCGACCATCTCTCACCCAATGTGATCACGGCCATTCGCACGATCGAGACCAGCGCGCTGGAGACGATCCAGTCAGATGTGCGGGAGACCGTGCGCCTCCTCGTCGAGCAGAGCTTGCGCGAGAAGCTGGGATCGGGCTCGGCGGTGCGTGAGATCAAGGCCGCCATCGGCCTGCCGCCGCATGCGGTGGACTACGTGGCGAACCTGCGTGAGGAACTGACGACAGGACGGCTCGCCGCCGCCTCGCAGCGTGCGCTCCTCGACCAACGATTCAGCCTGCGCGCGCTCGAAAAGCTCTCCCCGGCCGAGCGCGAGGCGCGCATCGACAAGATCGTGGCGCTCTACCGGGACGCGACCATCGAGAACAACGCGGTCACCGTCAGCCGACAGTTGACCGTCGATGCGTTCAAGCAGGGGCAGTCCATAGCGTGGGATGATGCCAAGGACAAGGGCGTGATCCCCGACGGCTTTCAGGTGATGAAGCAGTGGATCGGCATCGGCGATGAGCGCGAGCGAGAGGAGCATCTGGCGATGAACAACGAGATCGTCCCGGCGGACCAGCCGTACAGCAACGGGCAGATGCGCGCCGGCGAGGGCGATTGGAATTGTCGGTGCCTCGACCGGTACTTCGTCTCACGAGCTGGTGTGTAGCGCTGCTCGTGCACGCGCCGGAAGAACTTACAGCCATCCGGTTCGACATCCACGACGGCGCATCCTATCGTGCGCGTGTCAGCAGAGCAGGCGAACCCACACTCACGGAGGGCGCACTATGCGGGTGTTCATGCGACTGATGGCGCTGGCCGTCTTCATCCTCGGCTGCCTGGCGGTCTTGCCGGCGAATCGTGCGGGGCCGGTTCAGTTCGGCATCGGCGCCGACCATTCCACGCCGATCCTTCACACGGCCATGCCCAGCATGACGTCGGAGGTGGCGATCGAGCGCAGCGACCCTGCGCCGGCGCCAGCGACGTTCGTCGTGGCCACTTCGATTGAGCGATCGGTGCCCTGGACGCTCCATGCCGGTGCGGATCATGCGATGACCGCCGTGCATGGGGCCGTACGCAACCGACCTACACTGACAAACGTCACCGTGGAAGACGCGCTCGGATTCCGATTGCGATTGTAACGACGCCGCGACCGCGCCAGGTCCTCCGGTCGTGCTGAGTGAGAGGACCCACAGACGCCCCGTCCACTTCGGATGGGGCGTTTCGCTGTCCAGAAGGCAGAATCTGGCCCCGTTTGGAAAAACTTACAGTCATTCGTTCTGCTACCCGCGCCGAGGCCTTGTACACTACTGACGGTAGAGAGCCCGCACGCACTCCACAGTCCCACGAGAGGTCCGATGCCGCTGCCCGTCTTTGATACGCAGGACGCGATCCCAGAGGCCTTCCGCTCTGAATACGAGCTGAAGGACGGCAAGTACCATCCGAAGGCGCAGGCCGCCGACCCGGCGCTCGGCGATGCCGGCAAGGCCGCCCTGGAGAAGGAGCGCACGGCGCGCAAGGCGGAGAAGGAACGGGCCGATGCGGCTGAGCGGGAACGCGACGATCTCAAGCGGGCGGCGGACGCCGCAGCGAAGGGCATCTCGGCCACGGAGCTGCAGAAGATCAAGGACGACGAGGCGAAGGCGCGCAAGCCACTCGAGGACGAGAACGCGAAGCTGAAGGCCGAGAATCGCAAGCTGCAGCATCAGGACAAGGTGTCTGCGCTCGCGCTGAAGCATGGCATTCTCGAGAAGCGCCTGCCGAAGGCGATGCTGGATCTGATGATCCGCACGGATCTGGCCGACGACAACAAGACGATCGTGGTCAAGGACGCGGCGGGCAACGTCACGTCGGAGGCGATCGAGGACTTCCTGTCGAAGACGTACAAGACCGAAGCGCCGTTCTACTATGGCGGCGCCGATGCCGGTGGATCGGGCGCGGATCCGGATCTCGGTGGTGGTGGCAGTGGCTCCGCATACGATCCCGTCGCCGCGGGCAAGGCCGCCGCGGCCGTGCAGAAGCAGGGGAAAGAGCAGAACGCGCTGGCGTTCAAGTAGGGAAACGAAGGGTTGGGGGCTGACTGGTTTCGACAGCGTTGTGAAATGCACCGGTGCGCGCAGAGAGGGACGGGCTCACAGTCCCACACAAGAACCGCGAACTCATCGACGGTCTCGCTCGACGGTTGGAAGGCGGCTCGGTCAGCGCGCCAGCCCATGCAGGTCCGCAGGAACAGTCTCACGCCTGTCCAGATGGCTGCGTGAGTGGTGGAGGGTGACGGGGAACCGGCACCCCTGAAGGACCGCAAGACGCTGACGGCGCAACCGTCTACGCACGTAGAACCGGTGAAGAATAGCTGCGCTGGACCGGGGTTCGACTCCCCGCAGCTCCATAGGTGAAGTCAGGCCGGACGCGCGATGTGTCTGGCACCCGCAGGCAGACGGACGCGGCGCGAGGCCGCGCAAGGCAGGAACCGCAGGGTGTGGCGCGAGGCCACACGGACATAGACAGAACGCCCCGTCGGCGCGCGATGCGCCAACGACGGCACCCTCAGCGCGATGCCGGGGGGTCGCACTCAGCAACGAACGCCACGCGTGGCGTCTCGTCTGGGCGCGGCCCCCCGGTTCGGCTTTCATCCCCTTCACGGAGCAGGGTCATGCCCATTTCGGTTACGCAGGTCGCAGCCGCCGGGGTCGCGTACAGCGACATCCGCGTCGGTGAATGTCAGGTCCACCAAGTGAAGCTCGATGTCTCAGAGCTCACCGGCGTCGATGACGCCAACGGCACGCTGCCGGTCGGACTGCCGATCCTCGCGACCGGCGTCCCGTGCACCGGGCTGACGGATGTGGTCTTCGGGGTCATCGGCCCCGAGCCGGTGCATCTCGGCGCCGCCGATCACTTCGGCAACTGCATCATCTCGGGCTCGCTCAACAAGCAGGCGATCGAGGACAACCTCGGCCGTGCGCTCGACGCCAACGAACTGGCGTCGCTCGCGCTGGCGAAGCGCTTCAACCTGGTGTAATCGACCATGGCACTCTTCAGCTTCCTCGACTCCATCGCCTCGCTGACGCCGGCGAACCTCACCATCCGTGAAGCCACCCGGTTGGCCGAGAACCCGCTCGACCTGCGCTACCGCGCCATCTTCCCGCGCGTCCCCACCGACTCCATCAAGCTGTCCAGCATCACCACCGTCGACTTCCGTCCCATCGGCGGGCGGCGCGAGTGGAACGCGCAGGGCCGCGAGATCCCGGAGAAGCTGGGCCCCGCGCAGAACTTCGAGATGGTGCCGATCAATCCGACGCACCACATCGACGAGCGCATGCTGCAGCTCTTTGGCGAGAGCGGCGTGCAGGAACTCCTTCGCCGCGGCGTGATCGGCGACCTGAACACGTGGCCGCAGCGCCTCGCCGATGCCAGCGAGCGCCAGCTCGAGGTCGAGGCCTTCGAGGCGTGGTTCAACGGCCAGATCACCGTCATGGACCCGAAGACCGGCGTCACGGTGACGGTCGCGCTCGGCTTCGATGCGGCGACGTCGTACATCACCGCCGGCACGATCTGGTCGGACGCCGGGCAGGACGCGTACGACAACTTCCTCATCGCGCTGCAGGCGGCGCAGACGAAGATGGGCGCGATAGGCGCCGTGCGCACGCGCCGCGCCGTCGTGCGCGAGATCATCGCCGATGCGCCGGACGGGCCGAACGGCCTGCGTCCGACGTTCTCGACGCTACAGGATCGCATCCGCGAAGAGGGCTTCCCCGAGGTGACGCTGGTCATCGACGAGCGCACCTACCACGCGCCGACGGACGGCGGCAGCGCCCACGCGTCGGCGAACTACGTGCCGGCGGGCAAGATCGCCTTCCAGCCGCAGTCGGGCGTCGTCGGGAACACGCACGTCGCGCCGGTCGTGCGCGCGTACGACTTCCTCCAGGGCGCCAACCGGTCGCTCGCGAACGGCGTCGTGATCTTCCGCAGCGAGAAGAACGACGGCAAGACGCTGCTCATCGAGGCGCAGCAGAACGCGCTGGCGCTCCCCGACGAGCAGAAGACGTACGTGGTCGACACGCTCGTGACGGTCTAGCAGGACGGCGACGCGTGACGGGCGGTGCGCATGCCACCGCCCCGAAGGCGTCCGGTACCGGGAAGGCACATGACTGGGACACCGCTCGAGACGGAACGAAAGGCCGAAATCGCGGAACGAACCGGCGAGAACGCGGAACGCAAGAGCGAGACGGCTGAGCAGGCCGCGTTAGGCGCGGGTGATACGCCAAAGGCGGAGACGCCGCCGGCAGATGCACCGCGTCCGGCGCGGCCCGACGACCGACGCATTGTCGGCGCGGTCCTCATGAACGGTCGGCTGTTTCACCGCGGTGATGAACTCGCGCTAGCGCAGGCGATGTACGGGCGCTCCGTCGAGCATCTGCTGGCGAGGAAGGCGATCGCTGGTGACTGGACGGAGCGGACGGAAGAGGCACCCCCTGGCGGCGGGCAGGAGCCCGCCGCGCGTCGCGAAGGGCGCAGGGGGAACACGAATCGCAGACGGAGGCGGTAATCATGTCGCGCAAGGGATTCTACGCGCAGGTGCGCGCGCTCCAGGCTGACGTCGAGCAGCTCCAGCCCATGCTCTCCGGTGGCGTTGGCGCCGCGTGGTACGTCCGCACCTACAACGGGTCGGACACCGCGAACGACGGTCGGTCGTGGGACAGCGCCTACAAGACGATGGCCAAGGCCATCAGCATGGCGCAGACGGGCGACACCATCTACTTCCGCGGCAAGGTCACGGAAGAGATCGTCGGCTCCAACCTCAAGTTCGACATCACGATCGTTGGCTGTCTCTCGCAGCATCACGCGGACCAGCCGGGCAGCGGTGCCACCGCCGTCGATTACGGTGCAGCGGTCTGGCAGTCGCCGGGCTCGCCGGCCGGTCCGCTGATGACCGTGCGCGGCCGCGGCTGGAAGTTCTTCAACATCCTCTTCGACGTGCCGACGGCGTACGCCGCGGTGAAGCTCCAGCGCAATGCGCTGAGCGGCCTGAGCGAGTACGACGCGGGGCACTCGGGCTTCTACGGCTGCGACTTCCGCAATGGCCTGTACGGCATCGAAGACGACGGCGGCTGCTACAACGTGGACGTGATCGGGTGCACGTTCGAGACGCTGGACGCCTCGGCTTCGGCCGCCGCGATCCGCAACACGAGCACGAGCGTGGCCAACCCGCGCCGCTGGAAGATCCGCGACAACTTCTTCCAGTCCGACAGCTCCACCGAGGGCAATGAGCGGCACATCGTCTCGGCGCTCGTCGGCTCGCTGATCCGCGACAACGTCTTCGGCACCGTGAAGGGGACGGGAAAGTACGTGGACCTGACCGGTGGGTCGGGCAACGTCGTGGCCGAGAACATCCTCGGTGGCGCGTATGACACCGGCGACTATGTGGCCGGGACGGACGATCTCTGGCTGCAGAACGCCGTGGCCGTGAAGGCGGTCACTGCCCCCGATGGTCTGACGCTCGCTGTGCCTGGCGCGCCGTAATCGGCAAAGGCCATGGCCCTGACGCTAGTTGCCACTCCGGGCGCGACCGACGCCAACGCATACGCTGACGCCAGCGGTGCGTTGGCCGTCGCGGCCTATCGCGTACCCGATCCGAACACCGTCGCGTTCGGCGATCTCTCAGCCGATCAGCAGGTCCAAGCGCTCGTCACCGCGACGCGCGACATCGACTCAACGCCGGGACTCGCCGGTTCACCCGGCACGAGTGCTCAGGCGCTCTTCTTCCCGCGTACCGGCGATGGCGGGGTGCTCCCGCCCGCAGTCGTCTCCGCGTGCATCGAACTGGCGATCTCGTATGCGCCACTCTTCGCCGCTGGCGCCACCGATGATCCGCTGAACAGCGGGGTGAACGGCAACATCAAGGTCGACAAGACCGGCCCGCTGACGACGGAGTACTTTGCGGCGCGCGACACGGCCACGGGCCTCGATCGCTTCCCGCCCATCGTGCAGCGGCTCCTCGCGCCGTTCCTGCAAGCCACGAGCGGCTGGGGATCGGCCACCGTGGAGCGCGCCTCCTGATGGCGTCGAAATACGCCGCCAGCGCACAGCGCGCACTCGCCACGATCACGCGCAAGGGCGCGCCAGTGACGTTTCCCGGTGCGCCCGCGTCGGCGCCGGTCTTCGATGAGGCGACCGGCCAGTGGTCGGGTGGCAGCGGACCGAGTGCGGACGTGATTGGGCGTGCAATTCAGATCGAGGGCGACCCCGACCGCTTCAAGGCGCTCAACCTCGTGCTGGTGAATCCGGTCACGCTGATGATCGCGGCCAAGGGCCTGCCCGTCGGCGTGATCGCTCCGGGCAAGCCGATGCGCTGGGCGGGCGTGGACTACACGATCCGCGACGCTGGCGACACGCTGGCCCCGGATGGTGAGCCGATTCTCTACTTCCCGACGGGGACCGTATGAGCTTCGCCGCCGACATCGAGCGCTGGACGCGCAAGGTCAAGGTGGCCAATGAGGCCGTCTTCTCCGGCGTCGTGGCCGAGACGAAGAACTCCATTGTCTTCGGCTCGCCCCTCACTGGCGCGCCCGGACAGGTCGTGGCCGATGTGCGCGGCGGCGAACTGCGCGCCTCTTGGCAGGTGGAGTTCGAGACGCCGACGCGCGCGTTGATCTCCACGTCTGTTCCGTGGGCCCAGCAGAACGAGGATGGCGTGGCGCGCCCAGGCGGCGGCCCGTACGAGCAGCGCGCAGCGATTGGCGGGCGGTGGAACGTCGCCCTGACGCGCCGCGGCTTCGCGAACATCGTCGCCGACGTGTGCAATCGGCTGGGGTTCCGCTGAGATGATCGATCTCATGGCCGCCAAGCTGGCGCTGCGCAACCGCGCGCTTGGGCTCGTCGTTGCGACGACGGGTCTCACGACTCTCAGCGCCACGGCCACCGGGTACGCGCGCACGCTCACCGGTGCGCCGGGCGAGTCGACCTTCCTGACCGAGGGATTCGATGTCGGCATGGAGCTCGTGCCCGCCGGGTTCGCGGCCAACACCCTCGACGTCATCACCGGCGTCTCGGCCGCTGCGATCACCGTGAAGAACGCGCGCGCCGTTGAAGTCGCTGCCTCTGGTCGCAGCCTCAGCGTCGGTGTCCCGCTGCTCCGCTCGTGGGAGATGGTCGGCCTCACCCCGGTCGCTGGGCGCCCCTACGTCGAAGAAGAGTTCGTGCATGCCGCGGCGGCCATGCGGACCTTCGCGACGAACGGCGGCCAGATGCACGAGGAGGGGCTGTACATCCTGAAGTGGTACGGCGTCTCGACGCTGCCGGGATTCCCTGTCGGTATTGGCGACCGGGCGCTGCGGAAGCAAGTCGATGCGCTGCGCGCGCGCTTCGCTCCAGGCACCGTCGCCGGACCTGTGCAGATCGATCCCGAACATGCGCCCTATACCGGACAACTCATCCAGCTCACTGGGTGGGGCTGCCTCATTCTCACCGCGCCGTGGCGTGCGAGAAGTCGCAACGCCGTGCTCGCCTAACCCTGCCAGAGGACCAACGCCATGAGCGATCTCTCCAAGACGGTATTCGCCTTCAAGCCCCAGAGCGGCAAGGGGGTCCCCGCGTCCGGCGCCGCTGCCTTCGGCATCGAGCTCCTCGCCGGCGGTGGGCTGCAGTCGGAGGCCGCGTCCATCGTCTCCGCGATGATGAAGCACAATCGCATGAAGAAGCGCGCGCGCCGCGGCCCGGTGAAGAGCACGGCGGCCTACGAGACCGAACTCGTGGCCGAGGTGTTCGAGGGCCTGGGCCCCGCGATTCTCGGCGCCGCGGCGTGGACCGCGAAGGTCACGGTGACCGAGGCGACGTTGACGTCGGTCACGATTAGCGGCACGGGAACGATCCTGACGTTCGGTGGCGGAAGCCTCCTCACTGCCGGGCTGCTCGCCGGCATGTTCGTGCGCTTCACCGACCTGTCCACGTCGGGCAACAACGGCAAGTGGGTGCCGGTGTTGTCGGTGGGCGGCGCAGGCAATCGCGTGGCGACCATCCCGTCCGGCTACCTCGTGGATCAGGTGGCGGACATCGCCTTCTCGATGGAGATCGCGCGGCACGTCCTCACGCCGACCAACTACGTGGACTCGTTCCACTCGGTCGAGGAGTACATCGCGGGCATGGACGTGCCGCGCTCCAAGTTCGTGTCCGACGCGCGTTTCAACTCGCTCATCTTCAACGAGGGGCCGTCGGCGTATCCGAAGATCTCCTTCGGCATCGCGGCGCGCACGCTCGAGCTGAAGGCGGCTGGTGCTGGCGTGCCGGTGATGACTTCGCCGGTCTTCCCGTCTGGTGAGAGCCTGATTCTCCTCGACGGTGGCGTCTTCCTGAATGGCACCAAGCGCCTCGACCTGACGGCGCTGACCTTCGGTATCACCGCCCCGGTGAGCCAGACGGACGTCATCGGCACGACGGACGGACCGGCCGCGAACATCGGCGATTTCGAGTTCGCCGGCCAGGTCACGGGCCTGATGGAAGACGGCGACGACTTCGACGATTACGCCGCCGACGCCGACCTCTCGCTGCTGTGCCACTACAAGGACAAGCAGGACGAGAGTGGCATTGGCGTCTACGCGGGCAACCTCGCGTTCGGGAGTTTCGCATCGCCTGCCGCCGGCACCGGCGACAACACGCAGACGATGAAGCTCTACGGCGGTGACGATGACCGCGGCGCCGGCTACGCGCCGACGACGCTGCTCATCTCGGATCTGACCGTCGCCTGAGGCGATGGGTGACGGTGCTGGTGGTGGAGCTTGTGCAGGGCACTGCGTGCCGCACGCGCGCGTGGTTGGCTGACTGAATCTTCGTTCTCCGTCTGTGTCGGTGCTGTTGGCGACGGAACCCCGTCAACAGGCTTGCGTGCCCCGGCACAGGCGGCGAACACCCCCACAGGAGCACGCCAATGCAGGGATTTGACCTGAGCACCGCCCCCGATCTCGGCGCCATCGAAGACGAGGGGCAGACGATTCATCTGCAGGATGAGCACGACGAGCCGATGTACTACGGCGAGGGCACGGAGAAGAAGCCAGTCACCTGGACGGTGAAGGGCACCTACTCCAACACCTACCTCGCCGTCCTCAAGGCGCAGAAGCGCCGTCTCGGCAAGCGCCTGCGCATCGGACAGGACGTCGCCGACGCGACGGAAGGCAACGACGTCGAGGCCATCGTGAAGTGCACCGAGGGCTTCGATGGCTTCTTCATGGGCCCCGGCAAAAAGCTGCCGTTCACGGCCGAGAATGCGATGGCCATCCTGACCTCAACGAGGGCGCAGCACCTCCGCGCGCAGATCGAGCGGGCGATGGGAGACCACGAGCGTTTTTTCAGGAAGGGGTAGAGCAGTTGGCCGCCGCGCTCGCCCATGAAGCGCGCCTGAACCGTCCGAGTGCGGATGGCAAGGGCACGGTGCGCGACCATCTCCTCCGGGCGGCGCGGTCGCGCACCCCGTGGGCGCGCGCCAAGGCGACGCGCGATCTGGCTGGGCCGGAGTTCCCCGAGTCGATGGAATACCTCGAGGATCTGGTCCGGCAACTCCACGGGCGGTCCGGCATCTCCACGCACGGGATCGTGCCCGCCACGTGGGCGTCGATCGATGCGATGGCGCGGCGGCTCAACGTGGACCTGCGCCCCCATGAAGTCCAGGCGCTCTTCCGACTCGATGGCGTGATGCTCAATCCACCTGCCGAGGAGCACTAGCATGTCCGACATCGTCACCCTCGGAATACGCGTCGAGAACGGGCAAGTCGTCACGGCCAACGATTCGCTCGACAAGTTGGCGGCCAGAGCCGCCCGTGCCGAAGGCGCCGTCGGCCTACTGGCCTCGACGGCGGGAAAGCTGGGCGTCACGCTCGGCGCCGGCGCGATCATGGGGAAGTTCATAAAGGAGACGATCGACGCACAGAACGTGCAGGCGCAACTCGAAGCGCGCCTACGCTCAACGGGTGGCGCGGTCGGTCTCACCATCGGACAACTCGACAAGCTCGCGACTTCCGAGCAGCAGCTTACCGCGTTCAGCGATGATGCCGTGAAGGGCGCAGAAGCGGTGCTGCTCGCGTTCACGAACATCAAGGGTGATGAGTTCATCCGCGCGGCAAAGGCCGCAGAAGACCTCGCCACGGCGATGGGCGGCGACCTGAACACCAGCGCCTCGCAACTGGGGCGGGCGCTTCAGTTGCCGGCGGAAGCGCTCTCCGCGCTCAACCGCGGTACGCGCCTCTTCAGTGAGTCCGAGGTTGCGTCCATCGCCGCGATGGCCGAACACGGCAAGGTAGCGGAGGCGCAGGCGGTCATTCTCGCGCGCGTAGAGGAGCGTTTCGGCGGCGCAGCAAGAGCTGCGCGCGACACGCTCGGTGGTGCACTCAAGGGGCTCGCCAACGACTTCGGCGACCTGTTCGAGCTGTCGCAGTCGAGCACGTCGGGCGTCGTCGCGACCATCAACGCCCTCGCGGTCGCCATGAAGACGACGGTCGAGGCGGCGGGCGGCATGCTCAACGTCGTGCTGCTGGTGGCCGCTGCCTACGCAGGGAAGGGCCTCTCGTCCCTGCTTGCCTACGGAGCTGCGCTGGAATCCACGGCGGCAGCGAACGCGGTGTTGATCGCTTCCGACATCAAGCGGGCCGAGTTCGCGGTGGCGGCGGCACGGGCGCAGCAGATCGCTGCACAGCAGAACCTCGCGCTCACAACGCAGGCGCTTTATGTCAATGAAGCCACGGCGGCCTCGCAGATGGCTGCTCTTACAGGCGTGCAGCGCGCGAACATGGCCGCTGCGGCAGCAAATACGCAACTGGCCACCGCCACCGCGGCGAGTTCGGCGACTATGACACTCGGCGCGCAGGCGGCGACCCTCTGGGGCAAGGCCGTTGGGTTCGCAACGAGCACGGCCGGCGCCGCGACGGTTCTGCTCGGGGTGTTTCTCGCTGGGAAGTACGCCATCGACAAACTGTATGAAGCCACCCTCGAACTCAGAGAAGCTGAGGATGCTGAGAGCGCCGCAAAGCTGCGGCAACTATACGCCACCAACGAGCACCTGAAGTCGCTGCGCGAGCAGGCGAAAGCAGCGAAGGCGGCTGAGGAGGCCGCGAAGGCCGCGAAGGCAGCGCACGAGACGGCGACTGCCGACATGCGCAAGGAAATCACAGACGCGCAGACGAAGCTGCAGGTGACGCGCGAGAACATCGGGCTGCTCAAGCAGCTCAAGGAACTCTCGCTGGCACAGGCGTTGGTCACGAACAAGGCCGAAGCTGAGCAGCAGCTCAAGTTCACCCGCCTCCATCGGGATGCTCTGGTCGAGATCGCGGTCCTGAAGGAGCGGCAGAAGAAGCTTGACGACGAAATCAACGACCGCGCCCTGCAACGGCTGCGCATCGAGAAGCAGATCGCCGACATCCACGCGGGCCAGTTGAAGCCGAGTGTCGGCGGCTTCTCGGCGGGCGGGGGCACAGTCGTGACTGGCATCGGCGCCGGTTCAGGCCCAGGCGTCGGCGTCTCTCCGTTCAATACCGGACCAGCGTCACCAGGGGACATTGCCAAGTCATGGGTCGAGAAGGCTCGGGCCGTCTGGCTCAGCTTCTTCGGCGAGAACTACAAGGCCCAGGAGAAGTACGTCGCCGATGTCGCCGCCATCTGGCGGCGCGGCATTGGCCGCATCGTCGAGGGGTTCGGCAACTCGTTCCGCGACGGCATGGAGGGCATCTACCGCGCGTTCTCCGACCTGATGACGCGCATGGAGGCCGAAGGGAGGAACAGCGGCGTCGGCTACTCCGCGCTGAAGTACAGCACGGCCGCTATCGCTGGCGGCCTCTCGGGCTACGATTCCGCGAATCCGGTCACCGGTGCCCTCTCCGGCATAGCCGCTGGCTCCGCAGCGGGCCCGATTGGCATGGTGATTGGCGGCCTCGCGGGCCTGGCCGGCGGGTTGCTCGGCTCGGCGAAGGCGGCGCGCGAGCACGCGGCGGCGCTGCGCAAGGCGCAGGCCGAGTTCCAACTGTCGTTGGCCGACTACGCGCGCTCCGCGCTCGGCAACATGTCGGAGCTCGACAAGGCGCTGGCCGATGCGCGCGCCCAGTACAACGCCATGCAGGACGCGATCACGAAGGCCTACGCGGGTCGGGAGAACGAGACGGCGCGCTTCGCAGCGCGAGCGGAAGTCGATGCGATCTACGCCATGCAGCAGGCCATGCTGCGCGCGGCGGACGAAACGCGGCGTTACAACGAGGAACAGGACCGCCTGGCTGAAGAGGCGCGCAAGGCGGCGGAAGCGCTCGCAGCGGCTGCGGCGGCTGCAGAGGCATTCGCGCGCGCGTCGGCGGAGTTTCAGAACAGCCTGCTGGTGCGCGGCCTCACCGCGGTCGGCAACTCGCGCGCGGCCGAGGACGCCCGTCGCGCCTTCACGCAGGACATGGAGTTCTCCGACGCGCAGAAGGCAGGCCGCTCCCCGGCGGAGCTCGACTTCATGCGTGGCATTCACGGCATCGAGAACGCGGCGATCACGATCAACCGTCAGATGGACGACCAGATCGCTGCCGCGAACGCGAGTCTCGAGGCCACGCTCTCCGGGCTCGATGCGCAGCGCACCGCCGCCGAGCAGCAGCTCAAGGTGCTGCAGGATCAACTGCGGGTCGCAGAAGCCGACGCGCAAAAGACGCAGCAGGTCATCGACTCGTTGCGCACGTTCGCTGATGCGCTGAAGCTCGGCAATCTGACCACCCTGTCGCCCGTCCAGCAGTTGGCGGAGGCCAAGGCGCAGTACGAGGCGCTGGCCGCGCGCGCGATGGGTGGCGACAAAGATGCCGCCCTCGGTCTCGGCAGCGCCGCGCAGACGTTCCTTGAGAAGTCGCGCGCGGTGAACGCCAGTAGCGTGGGTTACGCCTCGGATTTCGCCGGTGTGCAGGCGATGCTTGCCGCGTTGACCGACCGCTATGGCACGCAACTGACGTACGAACAGCAGGTCCTTTCTGTGCTCCGCCAGCAAGTCACGATGCAGCAGAACCAGATCGCCACGCTGGCGAACCTGGCAGAGGCCGCGCGTGCCAACGCCGCCTCGCAAATCGCAGCAATCCGGGCCGAGGCGCAGCGGCAGCTTGATATCCTCGCCCAGCAACTCGAGGTGCTTCGCGCGCAGCTCGCCGTGGCCAACGCGATGGCGAGCGGATGGGAGAAGGTCATCAAGCCGGTGGGCAAGGTGCCGGAGGGCCCCTTGCCGTTGACGCAGAGCGATGTCGCACAGGCAGTCTCGGACGGGATGGGACGCACCGTCACGGTAATGGCCGCGGGCTTTCAGCAACTCACCGAGCGCATGAATGCGGTCGAACAGGCAATCGAAGGCGTCAGCGCGACGGTGCGAAAGACCGACGGCGCCCAACCGCTCTACGTGTAGCCGCCATGGCGCTCATCTACCTCGCCGAACTCACGGTCTATGACCCGGCCCTGCCGGGGACGCGTGTGCTGACCTTCGCGTCCGGACGCGGATTCACGACCACGCCGAGCGAGACGCCCGCGAACACGTTCTATGATCCGCGTCTCAAGCAAGCGCTCGACATCCAGCGCGACCTCTTCGCGCGCGGCACGACGCAGGGGCGCACCCGGATCGGCTATGGGGACCTTGTGCTCAACAACGAGGACGGCGGACTGGACGCGCTGCTGGGATACGCGTTCGACGGCCGCGCGATCACCGTGCGCGTAGGCGACGAGGCGGCGGCGTATCCGGCCGGCTTCACGACGGTCTTCGTGGGCACGATGGAGCAGTGCGAGGTCAGCGTCAGTAGCGTGATCGTGAAGGTACGCGACCGGCAGTTGGAACTGCAGGTGCCGTTGCAGACCACGAAATACGCCGGGAGCAACTCGTTGCCCGCCGGCCTCGAAGGCGTCGCCACAGACCTCAAGGGCAAGCCGAAACCGCTGTGTTACGGTGTCGTGAAAAAGGTGCCGGCGATCTGCGTGAACACGAGCAAGCTGATCTACCAGGTCAACGACGGCGCGTTGAACGGCATAGACGCGGTATACGACAAGGGCGTGCGGTTAGGGACTGATGCTCCGTTTGACTGGAGTGAAGCTCACGCTACTATAGGCGGTTACTGTGGCGCGACCGATGGGTCCACTATTGTCACGGGCGGTATCTCTGGCGGCAACCCGATAATCCACACAACTACTAACGGCACAAGCTATTCGACCATCGGCGGCCTACCATTCATCTCCGCGGGCTGTGTCACGGGGATGGCGTATTCGCCCACTCTCGACCGCTTCTGTGCTGTTACCAACAACGCCACCGGCGAGATTGCCACCTCCGATGATGCCGGCGCTACGTGGACCATCCGTACTGCGGCCGCGGCATCATCGTTTGATGATGTACGTTGGGATGCGCCGCGAGGGCTCTTTATCGCGGTTGGCACCGGAGGGGCAATCCATACCTCGCCAACCGGTGTTACATGGACAGCACGGACGAGTGGTACCGCCTCGGCCCTAGAAACACTGGCGACCGGTGGACCTCTCATTGTGGTGGTCGGAGCCAGTGGGGCGCTTACCACATCGCCGGACGGCATTACGTGGACCGCGACAACTCTCGGGACGAGTAGCCTCCGCGCGGCTGGGTATTCCGATGGTGCCTACATTGTGGTGAGCAACGGCACTACCGTCTACCGTAGCGTTGAGGCTCGCCAGTGGTCGATTGTCCACACGCTAACCACACGCCACACCGTCAGGGCGCTTGGCCTCGGCGGCGGGTGGTTTGTCCTGACGTCAGTTGACAGCGGCACTGGGTTTTCGGCACTCACGAGCAGTCAGGATAACGGACGGTCGTGGCAGGCCATCGCGGGGTCGGAGAGTCTTACCAACGGCGACCCTGCCGAAGTGCTACTCATGGGAGGGCGTTGGTTCTGCCTCGCTCTCAACGGCACCTACAGGTCTGGAACTCCGGACACCTATGCTAATCAGACCGACCTCCTCGATGATGCGCTAGCTCCGGCTCCGGGCATGTTCGGTGTCTACCTCGCCGGTGGCTACTTCCGCCTCGGTGCGCCACCGGCAGGGCTGGTGACAGCGGACGTGACTCAAGGCGCGAACGCGGCGGCGCGGACCGCAGGGCAGATATACACGCAAGTCCTCACGAAGGCCGGGAAGACATCACCGGACTGGCGCGCCAGCGACATCACGGCACTAGACGCCGCCAACGCGGCGGTCCTTGGCTTGTGGGTGGGCTTGGAGGAGACGACGGCAGCGGAACTGTGCGACAAGATCGCAGCCAGCGTGGGTGCATGGTGGGGCAGTAGCGTAAGCGGCATCTACCGCATCAAGCAACTGATCGATCCGGCCGCTGGCAGCTCAGTGGCTTCGCTGACCGCGAATGACCTGCTGAAACCACTGGACCGCGTGGCCACGAACGATACGGGGCGCGGCTTGCCAACGTATCGGACCATCCTGCGGTATGGCCGGTTCTATGTGGTCCAGACCACCGATCTCGCGGGTGGAGTCTCCTCAGACGTCCGGCAGGAGCTTGCCCGTGAGTGGCGAGAGGTGGTGAGCACGGACGCGGCCGTCCAGACGGCGCATCTACTGGCGGGGGAGTACACCGTCGAAACTCTGCTGACGAGCGCCAGTGACGCCGCCACGGAAGCAGCGCGCGTGCAAACGCTCCGCGGCGTCCGACGCGAGTTGTTCGAGGTGCAGCCCGAACTCAACGCCGGCACGCTGGTGATCGACCTGGGTGATGTCGTGACGCTGCAACATCCGCGGTACGGCCTCTCGGCAGGCAGGAAGCTCCTCGTCGCCGGCGTCTCGCCGGACGCTGCCGCGCGCCGCGTCACTCTCACCCTGTGGGGCTGACATGAGCGCCTGCCTCTTCGGATTCCCCATCCTGTCGGACGGATCGTCCACGGTCAGCGCCACGCTGTCGGGCGGGTCGTGGCTCGCAGGGTTGCCTCTTACGAACCTCCAGGATGCGCGACTGGCGCGTGTCGCGCGCTCCAGCAATGCCACGACGCTGGCCACACAGTTCGACGTTGACCTTGGGGCTGCGCGCGATATTCGTGTCTTCGCGATTCCCAAGCACACGCTGTCGCGCACGGCGCGCTTCCGGTTGCGCGCGAGCGATGTCGCGGGCGTGTTCACCGCGCCGCTCTACGACTCAGGCTGGCTCGATGTGCTGCCGGTCGTCTACCCGACCGGATCGTTGCCGTGGGGACGGCCCGGCGCGTGGGACGGCAAGCCCAGCATCGAGGAGGCGGCGTACTGGAGCATTGGCCTCTATCATGTCACGCCGTCGCCGGTGCTTGCTCGGTACTGGCGCGTGGAGCTGGACGATACCACAAACACGGCGGGCTATGTCGATCTCGCGCGGCTCGTGCTGTCACCCGGATACGTCCCGACCATCAACATGTCCTACGGTGCGCGGATAGGCTACTCCAGCGCCAGCGTGCGCGCCGAGACCGACGGCGGAGCGTACATCGTCAGCGACAAGCCTCGGCGCAGAGAGCAGGCGTTCACCATAGAGCACCTGCCTGAGAATGAAGCGCTTGTGCACCTGTTCGACATGCAGCGCCGCGCCGGCATCAGCGCACAGTTGGTGTTCTTCTGGGACGAGGCCGACGATGCCCACCGCGCGCGGCGCGCCATGCTCTGCCAGTTCAAGGAGCTTTCCCCGATCGAGTGCGCCCTGGCGGCATCGGGGACCATTCCCTTCTCGCTTATTGAGGTACTCTAGATGCCCGTCACGCTCAACGGACGCACCTACACGGCTGCCGACTTTCTGGCAGCGAATGGCTATGGCTATGCGCAGAAAGGGGTGAGCGGCTCCCCGCTATTTCCGGATCAAATCTTCACGGACTTCCTAGCGGAGATCGCCGCGCAACTCGCCTCCGTCGCCGCAGTGGATGGTGTCACCCCCGGCGCCGCGGGCAATATCCTCCGCTCAGATGGCACGCAGTGGGTCAGTACGCCGTGGGGGCAGGATGGCATCGGCACGCCTGGCGCTCCGGGCTTCGGCGTCGGCGTCTGCCTCGCACCGCCAAGCGGCATGACGGCCATGAGTGGAACGGCGGACCCGTATAGCGACAACTTCGGCAACTACACCTACCCCGACGGCTCGGTGATGGTGTGGATCCCAGCCTTCTATTACAAGTACGGCACCGGCGCCAACGGCCTCTCGGTCAACGTGGTGAGTATCAAGCCGTTTTCTTACTTTGCATCGGTTGCGGCCGCGAATGCCGCTGGCTATGCGCTGCATCGGGCATTTTACGACAACGGCGTCGTGCAGCCGGGTTTCTTCCACGACAAATACCAGCCCAGCAACAACGCCGGGACCGCCAGCAGCCTGAAGAACGGCGTTCCGCTCACCAGCGCATTGCGCGGCGGCCTTGCCAACACGAACTTCGCCTCGCTGACGGGCGCGCCGGCCGACTTCTACTATGGCTGCATCGCCGCCGCCAAGACGCGCGGCGCGAACTTCTTCCCGGCCCCACACTTCCAGCGCGCCGCACTAGCCCTGATCTCTCGTGCACACGCGCAGGAGAGCACGTCCACGGCGTGGAACGCGTGGTACGACGGCGCTGGCGTCATCAACTTCCCGAAGGGCAACAATAACAATGCCCTGGGTGACGCAAACGACGCCGGCATTTTGTATGTCGCGGACGGCTCCGCGACCAACTGCGGCAAGACGGGCTCTGCGAACCTCTTCGCCCGCACCACACACAACGGCCAGAACTGCGGCGTCTGCGATCTGAACGGCAACATCTGGGAGATCTCGCCTGGGCTCACGGTCGCGAGCGACACGGCGAAGTACTACGTCCTGAAGACGAGTGCGCGCATGAAGGACCAGACGGCGGGCGCCGGCGGGGCCGCGCATGACCTCTGGGGCACCGCCGCGCAGCTGCTCGCCGCGGACTACGAGGAGCTGGGTGCGACCTACGGGGCGCTGCTTGCCAGCAGCACCCTCAAGTACTACGGCAACGCCGCGCAGGTGTTCAGCGAGGCCACGACCGGACTCGCCTGGCAGGCGGCGGGCCTCGGCGTTCCGCTGGTCGGTGGCGTCGGTGGCACCAACCCGTTCGGCAATGACGGGCTCTGGGATTATCAGCCCGCCAGCCTGTGTCCGATTGCGGGTGGCAACTGGGCGGACGCGGGCTACGCGGGCGCCTGGACGCTCAATCTGGCCAATGTGCGCGGCAACTCCAACTACGACGTGGGGTTCCGGGCGGCCTTGTATCTCTGAGCCCCTGAGCGATAGCGACGGGGCGAGGACGCTCACCACACGGACCTATGGGCATTCACTCAGAAGCACAGCTGGATCGGAAGTTCATGGAGTTCGCGAAGCTGCTCACCATCTACCTCAACCACTTCCCCAAGGCGGAAAAGTATGGACTGGCCCTAGAACTCCGGCGTGCCGCCTACGACGTGTACGCCCTCATCGTCGAGTGCCAGAAACGGTACCACAAGAAAACGACGCTCACGCAGCTCGATATCCGGCACGAACAGCTGCGCATGCTCACCCGACTGGCGCACGAGCTGGGCTACTTCGGCTTCAAGGACGGCACGCACGACACCGACAAGAAACGCGCGGCGCACCGCTATCTCGCGCTGTCGCGGCTGGTGGATGAGCTGGGTCGCATGATCGGCGGATGGATTCTCGCCGACCGCGCGAAAGACGAACGGAAGGCCGAGCACTCAGCAGGACGGGAGGCATCTTAGCATGTGTCCGATTGCGGGTGGCAACTGGACGAACGCGAGCAACGCGGGCGCCTGGACGCTCAATCTGAACAATGTGCGCGGCAACTCCAACAACAACGTGGGGTTCCGGGCGGACTCGGCCACACCTCGAACGCCACGCGGCGCACGGCCAGGCGACGGTGGAGCCAAGGGAGATGGTTTCCGGTGCGGCGAGCGCAGCACTTACGGCGCCACGTCGGCGAAATCGGTGGGACGGCGCCTTTCCAGTAGCATCAGCCGCGCGGGCGCCCCCACTCGGCGCGAACGTCAGGCGCCGCACGTGAATGGGGTGGCGGCGTGAAGCGCCATGGCCACCTGTTCGACCGCGCCTTCACGCGCGAGGCCCTGCTCGCCGCATTCTACGCGGCGGCGCAGAGCAAGCGCGGGCGGCGCGCCTGTCACATGTTCGAGCGCTCCCTCGGGTCACAGCTCGAGCGCCTGCACCACGAGCTGCATGCGGGCACCTACCAGCCGCGGCCCTACTACACCTTCATGGTGCACGAGCCGAAGCCGCGCATCATCTACGCGCCGGCCTTCCGCGACTGCGTGGTGCAGCACGCCATCTACGCGGTCATCGGCCCGATCTTCGGCGCGACCTTCATTGACCAGTCGTTTGCCTGTCGCGTGGGATACGGCACGCATGCCGCCGCCGATTACGCCCAGGCCGCGCTGCAGCAGGCCCCGGCGGGCAGCTACACCCTGAAACTCGACATCCGGAAGTTCTTCTACCGCATCGACCGTCCCGTCCTGCAGCAGCTGCTCGCGCGGAAGGTCAAGGATGCGCGGCTGATGGCGCTGCTCATGGCCTTCGCCGATCACGGCGAGCCGCGCGGCGTCCCCATCGGCAATCTGCTGTCCCAGCTGTACGCCCTGATCTACCTCAACCCGCTCGATCACTTCGTCAAGCGCGAGCTCCGCGTGCGCACCTACGCACGCTACGTCGATGACTTCGTGCTGTTCGGCCTTTCGCGCGACGAGGCCCTGACGTACCGCGCGCAGATCATCGACTTCCTGCGCGACACGCTCCACCTCGAACTCTCGAAATCCACGATCGCCCCGGTCAGCCGCGGCCTGAACTTCGTCGGCTACCGCACCTGGGCGGACAAGCGCTTCATCCGCTCCCGCGCGCTCCGCACCTACCGCCGGGCCGTGCGCCGCGCCGACCTCGAAAGCGCGGCCTCCCTGCTCGGCCATGCCCGCCGCACCCACTCCCTCCGTTCCCTCCTGCGATCCACCGAGGACCAGCACTATGCCGTCTATCGTCAGCTACCGCCAGCATATCACCACCGAGATCACGCGCACGCTGCGCTTGCCTGAAGACCCTGCGTCGCACGGCACGCTCGGCACGGAGCTCGCCACGCTGAGTGACGGCCTGACGTATGTCAGCCTGCCGGACGGCGCTGTGCTCCCGATGGCACAGCCCGGCGAGATCGCGCAGAGCATCGCCCCCGTGAACCTCAGCGACGCCCTGCGCGCCGAGTTGAAACTTGCAAGCCCGCACGTGCGACTCATCAATGAGCGCGTGCGGCAGAAGATCGGCGCGCGCTACAGTATCCCGGACGAACTGAAGATGCTGCGCCTGGCGCCGAGTCCGGAGTCCGCGGCGTACAATGCGTTCGTCGAAGAGTGCCGGGAGTGGGGACGCGTCGAGAAAGCAGCGCTAGGTCTCTGACACCGGGCTTTTACTGCCCGCCACCATTCACCGCAGGCCGCACCATGACCCTCGGTAAACCCGACACCCTCACGTTCCGCTGGCTCACGGGGATTCTCGTGACCATCGTCTTGGCGCTGGTCGCTTTCTGGGCGCGCGATCTCTCCGGGCAAGTATCCGCGCTGTCCAGTCAAGTGTCCGCGCTGTCAACAGCGATTGGCGACCAGAAGGCGGCGACAGCGGAGATTCGCGGCCAACTCGGCGAGGTGGTGGGGCGGTTGCGGCGCATCGAGGACAATCAAGACGCCGATCTGCTCATCAACCGCAGTAACAACCGCCGGGAGCGAGCGCCATGAAGCCCACCATCGTGAAGCCCCTGCTGCAGTTCCTTTTCTCGTTGGTCTCCATGTTCACGGAGAAAAACCCCGTGAAGGTGGCGAGCCTCGACACGCCGGTGGTCTTCTCCATGAGCCGCTTCATTCTCTTCGGCATGGCCGTGGCGGCCCTGCGGATGGTCTGGCGGATCGAGAACATGGGCTGGCCGGACGCGACCTTTGCCATCAGCATCGTGTTTGCGCCGGCGCTGCTCAACGCCCTGAGCAAGGTGTCGCCGCACGAGGCGCTCGAGTTCGGCAAGGTGATGCTCTCCCGCTTCGGCATCGGCGACGTGCGCCAGCCGCCGGCGGATCACGAGACCATGATAGATCGCGCGCATGAAGTCATCGGGGCGGGTGCGTGATGCGCGATCCGAGGCCGTATGTCCGCGAGTCCCGTGATGTGACCGCTCTGCCGTCGGCGTTCCGCTCGCGCGTTGACGAGGTGCTCGCCGCGATGGCCGCGAAAGGTCACGACGCCTTTGTCTTTGAAGCGCTGCGCACGAAGGAACGTCAGTGGTGGATCTTTGGCTGCGGACGGTCGGAGGCCGAGTGTCGCGCGCGTCTGGTGCCTGAGAGCTACGCATTCCCCGGCGGCAAGCGGGTGACGAATGCCCCCTCGCACCTGGTGAGCGTGCACGGGCATGGGCTCGCGGTCGACATCATCTCGAAGTCGAAGCTGTGGAGCGTCTCCGAGGCCTTCAAGTCCGATCTCGCCGCGGCAGCGGCCGCCGCGCGCCTCACATGGGGCGGACTCTGGCACGACCCGGTCGACTGGCCGCACCTGCAATGGCCGCTACAGCGCAGCGGTCGCATCTACGCCGGCCCCAGCGCCAGCGATCGCGACCGGACGGCCGCGCACGGCATGCGCGCCACGTGGGCCGTGTACGGGGCCGACGTGGCGCCGGACCCTCAAACTCGGATCGCCGCATGAAGATCACAACATGAAGATCACAGCATGAAGATCACCCTCGCCGACATCCTTTCCGTCGCTCCCAACGGCAAGGCGCAGCTCCACGTCGATGGCTACCCGGCGACGTTCGTGTTGCCGAGTCACGTCCGGGATCACATCGCGATGGGCCGATTTCAGCAGTGGCTCG